TTAATTCTTTACGCATACGTTTTTCTAAATCGGAAACGCCATAAGCAATTTGTTCTGCTTCATCACTACCATCACCTTCACCTTCTTCGGTTTCACCTCCGATAGAATTACTATCTGCTTCCGGTTGATATGGTTCTGGTTTGTCTTGAAACATATTTAGTATATCTGTCAAGCGTTTAGCTAGTTTTTGTACCTTACGATAACTTGGATTGCTACCAGAACGTGAATAGCGTATTTCACCTGTTAAATCCCTTACAACATTGTGAGTAAAAGCAAGTTCTGCTTTACGCATAGGTGATAAATCATTATATTCTTGTGCTGTATTTAACAATTCTAATAAAGCCTCAAAAGTTGAGTTTTTATTTAGTTCGTAATCACGATTATGTGAATAACTAGCAATTGTATACAACA